TGACTTAAATAATTACAATAGTAGTTTTGAATGGGTGGATGTTGGTCATGGTAAGGAAACAAGAATACGTGTTGTTTCTGCTGAATGGAAATCATTAAGAGCTATGAAGTTCAAATTATCTGAAAACAAATATGATCCATCAAGACCATTTAGAAAAATGGTTAAAGATACATACAGAAAAAGAAAAGGAGAAAAGATAGAAACTAAATGGGTGGATGATGTATGGGAAGCAACTATGATAGGGGGTAGAGTATTAGTTAACGCAAGAAGAAGAGATAATCAAGTTAGAAGTGTAGATGATCCTGGTAAAACTCCACTTTCTTATGTAGGATGTATTAAGGGCCATACAACTGGTACTCCAGTATCACTTGTTGACTTACTTGATAATATTCAAATGCTTTATAATATTGTTGTATACCAAATAGAACTTGCTATGGCTCGTTCAGGTGGTAAGGCAGTTGTATATGACGTATCACAATTACCTACTAATGTTGGTATGGATATGCAACAAGTTTTATATCATTTAAAAACAGATGGTATTATACCAATTAACTCAAAAGATGAGGGTAATCAAATGCAAACATTTAATCAGTTCCAACAAATTGACTTTACATTATCTCAATCTGTTCAACAATTAATAAATCTTAAGGTAATGCTAGAAGAAATGGCTGGTCAGATTTCAGGGGTTACTAAACAAAGAGAAGGGGCTGTAGGTGAATATGAGTATGTAGGCAATGTACAAAGAAGCGTTGTACAATCTTCTACCATTACAGAAGGATGGTTTTATTCTCATGGAGAGGTTAAACAAAGAGTTCTTGAAAGATTATGTAATTTAATGAAAATATCTTGGGCAGGAGGAAAGAAAGCTGGAATGATACTTGGTGATGGCGCTTATAAATTCTTAAATGTAATGCCTGATATTGCTCTACAAGATTTTGGTATATATGTTGGTGATAGCGGTAAAGACGATTCTATGAAGCAAGTTGTTCAACAATTAGCTCAGGCATCTTTACAGGCTGGATCTATAGACTTATTAGGAGTTATTAAAGTTCTTAAGGCTGATACAATGACAGAAGCAGAAAAAGTTTTAGAACAGGCTATGTCTGAAGTACAGAAACAACAACAACAGACAATGCAAGAACAAATGCAAGCTCAACAAGCTGCTGCTGAAGCAGAGAAATCTAAATTTGAAGCAGAAGCTCAGCTTAAGCAAATGGATAATGATGCTAAAATACAAGTTGCTACAATTGGAGCAGAATCTAGACTTGAGGTTGCTAAGTTACAAGCTGATGTTGATAGAGATTTACATGATACTAAAGAAAGAAATGAGATGGATAAAAAGGCAACTGATTACTATATGGAAAGAAAAAATAAGGAAGAAGATTATGAAAGAGAGGACACTAAAGAGGCTGAAGGTCGTGCAAGAAGTACTGGCACATCAACAACTTCTGACGATTTGAAAAAAGCAGCACAAAAAATATAACAAATAATTTGTATATTTGCAAACAGGGAACTAACTAAAAATAAAAAAAATGGCAGAAGAATCAAAATTAGTAGATGAGGTTGTAGAAACAACTGAATCTAAAGAGACAAAAAAAGAGGACTTTAATCCTTTAGCATTTAATGCTGAAGAAGGTAATTATGGAGAAACAGAAGAAAAAGTAGAAACTACTGAAGAAGTAAAAGAAGAAGTAGAAGCTAAGGAAGAAGAAAAAGAAGAAGAAGAAGGATGGGCTTGGGATGCTGAAGATACAGAAACCGAAGCTAAAGAAGAAGATGATTATAATTGGGAAGGGGCTGAAGAAAAAAAAGAAGAAGAAGCTCCAACAAAAGAAGAAGCTTTAACTTGGGCTAAAGTTGGTAAAGAATTAGGATTAGAAATTACTTCAAGAGATGAATTTGTAAATACATTAAATTCTTATGCTAAAAAATTACAAGATCAACAAGCTCCAGCTAATAGTCAAACTTCTGAGTTAAGAGGTTATTTAAAATATAATGATAGAGATTTAGTAGCTGAAGAATTAAAAGCAGATGGCATTGAGGATTCAGAAATAGAAGAGTCTTTAGATAAACTAGAAGATTCTGGAATGCTGAAAATGAAAGCTAAAAGCATTAGAAGAACAATAAATAATGCTATTGATCAGCAAACTGATGCTGCTAAAAATAAAGCGGCACAAGAAGAAACACAAAGAAAAGAGAGTGCTCAACAAGCAAAAGAAAAACTTAAAAAAGAAATCAAAAACATGAATGAGTTCATGGGCGGGAAAGTAACAAAAAAACAGAAAGAAGAAGTATATCGTTATGCTACAAACAATATGATGAAGGACATTTATGCAAGTCATGCCAATGTTGCTGATGTTGCTATGTTTATGTTATATCGTAAGCAAATTGAAAAAATTCTTCGTTCTCAAGGATTGGAAGACGGCAAAGCCGCTATCATGGATAGTATAGTCTCTCCGAACCTTAACAATGGAAAAGGCAAGTCTAACTTCAAAGTGAAGACAGGCAAGTTTGATCCAAAAGCGTTCATGAGCGAGTAAGCTTAAAAAGTAAGACAAAGTCTGCTCATAGTTGAAAGTTAATTGAACAAAAGTAAAATAATGTTTAATTAATAAAATTTAAAAAAATGGCAAAATTATATACTGGTACTTATGGTGCTGGGACAACTGCCGAGAATGCTCTTAACACAGCTCTAATGCAATACCCAGAGATTGCTAGAACACTTGTTAAGCAGTATCCTCGTTATGCTGCGACTTATCTTTTAGAAAGAACAGGTCGTTTTGCACAAGAGAAAGTTTTAGGAGACAACTCTTTTGAATGGAAAGTATTAGGAAGATACAACGCTCCTACTAAATTAAGAGCTGGTAATTCATCAACTGCTACAGGAGCTTTAAGTACTACTGCTGCTGGTGCATCTAACGGTACAATAGTTTACTTAGTAGCTAACGCTTCTGATTCTAGTGCACCTGGAAACTTTCTAAATAAATTTGATATGGTAAGATTTCAATCTGGAGCAACTGCTCTATTATTGGAAGACCCATATCTTAATGATGGTATAGGTCTTTCAGGATCTTCTGCTGCTGCAACTGATTATGTACTTAAAGTACAAATGATTGATGGTGGTGGTTCAGGAACATCTGGAGACTTACTTGATTCTGATATTTTAGCTGATGCTATTGTAGCTTCTATTGGTTCTGCATTCCCTAATGGATCTGACGGTGCTGATGTAGGTGAGAATTGGACATATCCATCAACTCATCAGAACTGGTTAACTACAATGCGTAAGAAATGTTCTGTAACTGGTAAAGATTTAACTGATGTAACTTGGATTGAAAATAATGGTTCAAAACTTTGGTACTTTACTAGAGAGCAAATGATGATGGACGAGTTTATGTATCAACAAGAACTTCAGAGATGGTATGGAAGACGTACTGTAACTGATACTACTAGTCAACGACCAGGCGCGTATTCTGTACACGCAAATGCTTTAGGTACTTCTGGTACTATGGCTTCTTCAATTGTAACTGGAGATGGTTTATTAGCTCAAATTGATTCTTCTAATCAAGCTTCTTATTCAATGGGATCTTTAACTGAAGATATTATCACTGAGTTTATCGCTAAGATTTCATTAAACGCAACTGCTGCTGAAGGTAATGAGTGGGTTGTATTTACTGGAACTGAAGGTAGATTAGCATTCCACAGAGCTATGAAAGATCTTATTGTTGCTCCTGCTGGTGCAATGACAGGTGGTTCAATGAAAGGTGTGAATGGAGATGTTCATCTTGGAGCAAACTTTGCTTCTTATAGTGCATTAGGTAACAAAATTACTGTTGCTCACTGTCCTGTATTTGATGACCCTAATTTACATTCTTCTGCTGGTGGAACTAATGCATTTGGTGACAACAGATTAAAAGAATCTGCTAAGATGGTATTTATGGACTTCGGAAAAACTTCTGGAATTTCTAACGTTGAGTTAGTTACTAAAGGAGCTGAAGGAGTTAACAGAAGTATGATCAAGAAGTATGTAGCTGGAATGGTGAATCCTTATGACCAAAAAGCAATGTTGGCTGCTAACGCTGATGACAAATTTGAATGCCACGTGCTTTCAGAAACTGGAATCATTGTTAGAAACCCATTGTCTTGTGGTATCTTAAGTGCATCATAATAATTAACTTAATTGTCTACACAGGGGGATTAACCTCCCTCTCTCTAGACTTAACTTTAAAAATTTAAAAAAATGAGAAAATTTTTGTATTTTGAAAACTCTACAGCAGACGCTATATGTGTTAATGTAGATCATTTAGCTACAATAGATGTAGTAGACGCAGATACAGTTCAGTTTTACTTTAGAAGTAATGATGCTGTTGATTTTTCTGGTTCAGTTTTGGTTGATATTACTTCAGGGTATTGTCAACAATTTCTAAAAGCTGTAACAAAAGAAATTGCTAGCAGTAGAAAATCTTTTATAGTAATTGCTGACGATACTAGTAGTAAGTATTTTAAAACTGCTTCTGAGGGAACTACTGTTGCTGCAACGTCTTGTGGTACTATTGCGTTATCGTAACAATAATCAATTAACTGGTATTTGTGAATAGAAAGCCTATGCGCATGAATACCTCAAATAATAACTTGATAGAGGGGGGTAAAAATTAAAACCCCCTAATATCACAAAACTTTAAAAAAAATGGCAAAATTTAGTTTTAACAAATTTAGAACTGCAGTAAAAGGATTTTTAAGTACTGACCAAGCGGGAACAGCTTTAACAGCTGGAGAGCATGGTGTATATGTACCAAAAATGCGTTCTGCAAAAATCGTAGAACCTATCACAGCTGATGTTAGTTTAACTGCTGAGGATAGCGGAAAGCTTTTAGCTTTTAAAATAGCTTCTGGTGCAACTGTTACTTTACCAGCTGCTACAGGTTCTGGAATTGAATATCACTTTGTAGTTTTAACAACTGTAACTAGTAACGATTATATTGTTCAGGTTACTGGAGACGATACAATAGATGGAATGATCCTTAATTGTGATGATGATTCATCTGATGCTGTCGCAATATGGAAAACTGCTGCTGCTTCTGATACTATCACTATGGATGGTAGTACAAAAGGAGGTATAATCGGTGATACATTTAAATTAACTGACATTGGCGCTGATCAATGGTTAATACATGCTGCTACCACTTCTGGTACTGGTACTGTTGCTACACCGTTTAGTGCTGCTGTAAGTTAATAGTAATCAAATTTGAGTTTCGGGGGAGCTTTGGTTCCCCCAAAATTCTTATCTTTGTAAAACGATGGGAAACTTTATAGAATTTTTAGAAGGTTTAGAGCCTGGATATACAGACAGGACATGTAAAGAATATGAGAAGAGTAAAAAGAATCGCTTTAATATTGGTGGAAAATCTAGTTTTAAATGGAAAACAGAATCTGCTAATAAAACATGGATAGAAGACGGCAACATAATAAAAGAGAAAAAAGGTAAAACAATACCTAAATAAATAACA